AAGTGGCCCTGAAAACAGTTCATTAAGTGCTGGTACAGACGGTAGAACTGCAACTGCAGGTCAAAAACAAACTGCATGGTCAGACCATTTTGAAGATGCAAACTCATTAGATATATCTTTCCTAATCGTTGGTTCAACAAGAACTGATAACGGTTCAGGTACAGACCAAGACCTTCTTGCAGATTGGACAACTCAAGTCAATCAGGCAATCTTACTTGCAGAAAAAAGAAAAGATTGTATGGTTATCGCAAGTCCAAGACGTGCATCATGTGTCGGAGTTTCTTCAGAATCAGCTCAAACAACAAGCGTATTAGCAGACTGCAACACTGCAACTTCAAGTTCATTTGCAGTTCTAGACTCAACTTGGGTCTACCAATACGATAGATTTAACGATAAGTACTGTTGGGTTCCTGCAAACGGACACACAGCAGGTATCATGGCAAGAAGTGATTTATTAAGAGATGCGTGGGTTTCACCTGCAGGTTTCTCAAGAGGACAATATCTTGGAATCACTAAAATTGCATACAACCCTAAACAGGGTTCAAGAGATGACCTTTATCGTGCAAGAATTAACCCAGTCGTAACATTCCCAGGCCAAGGTACAATCCTATTTGGGGATAAGACTGCACTAACAAGTCCTTCTGCATTTGATAGAATTAATGTAAGAAGGTTATTCATAGTCCTAGAAAAGGCAATTTCAACTGCCGCTCAAGCACAACTCTTTGAATACAATGATGCATTCACAAGAGCACAGTTTAGAAGTGCGATTGAACCTTTCCTAAGAGACGTGAAGAATAGAAGAGGTTTAGTAGACTTTTCAGTAGTTTGTGATGAAACAAACAATACTGATTCGGTCATGGATAGAAACGAATTTGTATGTTCTATCTTTGTTAAACCTGCTCGTTCGATTAACTATATAACTTTAAACTTTGTCGCCGCTAGAAGTGGTGTTCAGTTCGAAGAGATTTATAACGCAGTTTAACAGGAGTAACATAAATGTCAACAATAGACCAATTTAAAGCACAATTAATCGGTGGTGGCCCGAGAGCTAACAGATTTAGAGTTTTCCTTCCTAGAAGTGGAAACAAAATCGAGTTCTTAGCAAAAGCTGCTCAAATACCTGCTGCTACTCTTGGAGAAGTATTAGTACCTTTCAAAGGAACTACATTAAAACTTGCTGGAGATAGAAGTTACGCAGACTGGTCTGTTACCATTATAAACGATAATGAATTCTCTTCTAGAACTGCATTGGAACAATGGCAACAAGAAATACAAGGTCATGGTACTTCAACAGGTATGGCAACAACAGACTACTTGTTAAGTAGAGGTTTTGTAGAACAGTTAGGTAAAGACGACTCCGTCCTTGCGAGATATGAGTTCTTCAATATGTTCCCTAAAGAAATCGGTGTAATCGCATTAAGTTACGAAACTGAAAATGCTTTAGAGGAATTCGAAGTAACATTTACATATTCTCACTGGGAAAGAGTAATTTAAGTTCTTTAGAAAGAACAGTGAATAATATCACTCTCTTTAAGGTGGTATAAATAATAGTATGGATATATTTGGATTTGAAATAACTCGTAAAAAAGACGAGTTGAGAGCCTCAGAGGTCAAAACTGCGAAAAGTTTTGTTCCTCAAGTTGACGATGATGGAACACCCATTGTCGCCCAACAAGCAGGGTATATCGCAGGTGGTGCTTATGGTGCCTATGTCGATATGGAAGGTGGTATCAAGAATGAGGTTGAACTTATTCGAAGATACAGAGAAACTTCCTTAGTACCTGAATGCGATGCGGCTATTGAAGATATAGTTAATGAGTGTATCACTTCGGATAGTGCCGATAGGATAGTAACACTCGACCTCAGAGACGTAAAGCTCTCTGATAGCATCAAAAACAAGATGCAAGACGAGTTTTACAACATCTTATCAATGATGAAGTTCAATCAGAACTCTCACGAAATATTCCGAAAATGGTACGTTGATGGAAGGATATACTTCCACAAAGTTGTCGATAGCAAAAGAACTAAAGCTGGTTTAGTTGATATTAGACAAGTTGACCCTCTTAAAATTAAGAAGGTCAGAAATATTGAGACCGATAAAGACAAGAAAGAAGGTGTCAACGTTATCAAAAAAGTGGAAGAATTCTACATTTTTAATGACAAAGGTTTCGATAAGACTGGTACTAATGAAGGTACAACAGTCAGAATTGCACCTGAGGCAGTAACTTATACTACTTCGGGATTGTTAGATTTTAACAAGAATGCAGTTATTGGATATTTGCACAAGGCATTGAAGACTGCAAATCAGTTATCAATGATGGAAGATGCACTAGTAATCTATAGATTGTCTAGAGCACCTGAAAGAAGGATTTTCTACATTGACGTAGGTAACCTTCCAAAGGCAAAAGCAGAACAATATCTTGCAGATGTAATGAACAAGTATAGAAATAAACTTGTTTACAATGCAGATACTGGTGAAATCAAAGATGATAGAAAACATATGAGTATGTTGGAAGATTTTTGGTTACCAAGAAGAGAAGGTGGTAGAGGAACGGAAATTACAACCTTGCCAGGTGGACAAAACCTCGCAGAAATTGACGATGTAGAATACTTCAAGAAGAAGTTATATCAGTCATTAAATGTTCCTGCTTCTAGAATGGAAGCTGAAAACGGATTCAATATGGGTCGGTCTTCAGAGATTTCTAGAGATGAACTTAAGTTTAATAAGTTCACTAACAGACTTCAGAAGAAGTTTGCTAGAGTGTTTACTGATTTATTAAGAACTCAGTTGGTTCTTAAAGAGATTGTAACGGCAGAAGAGTTTGATAAGTTTAAAGACTTTTTACAATATGACTATACTGCAGACAATCACTTTACAGAATTAAAAGAACAAGAGATTCTTAGAGAAAGATTAGATGCACTTAGTACTGCTAGTGAATATGTTGGAAAATACTTCAGTCAAGAGTACGTTAGAAAGTATATTTTACGACAAACTGAAGAAGAGATTAAGGACATTGACGCTCAAATCAAGTCTGAAAAAGAGGCTGGTGTGGGACAAGATGACCAAGACGGTTTTTACAACTCAAATGATTTAGGAGATAATAATGAGTAAAATAGCGAGAGAAATAGTTGACTCCATAGCGGATAAGGAACTTGCAGTAGCAAAAGACCAAATCCATCAGGGTATCAAAGAGAAAGCTGCTCAGGCAGTAGACTTTAAGAGAGTTGAAAGTCAAACTAATTGGACAGAAGTTCCTGCAGAAGAAACAGAAGGTTAGTATGAAAAGTTTTAATACTATTGCAAAAGAGTTGCATGAAGCGAAGTTTAAACTTCCTTCAGGACACAAAGAACTTGAAAAAGATAGTGTTAAGGTAAGTGGAAAACTTGTTGATATAGTATTTTCAATGAGGAAAGGTAAAGTACACGCATTTGTAAATGGTCAAGACTTTACGGGGACTAGTCCTTATAAAGACCTAAAAAGTGCAAAGAAAGAATTTAAAGACATCAAAAATATTATGAAGAACATGGGTGAAGATTTTGATGTTACAATCGAGGAAATAGTAAATGAAATTAATAGCAGAGTTTAACGAAACAATATCACCCGTTATTACAGAGGCGAAAAACGGTCAGAAAGAATACTTTATTGAAGGAGTATTCATGCAGTCTGATATTAAAAATAGAAACGGTAGAGTCTATCCTAAAGCAATTATGGAGAAGGAAGTTAACCGATATAAGAAGGAGTTCGTAGAGAAAGACCGTGCATTCGGTGAACTCGGACACCCTGAAGGCCCAACTATTAATCTCGATAAAGTATCTCACTTAATTCAATCATTAGAATTGGAAGGTAAAAACTATGTGGGTAAAGCAAAAGTTTTAAGTACTCCAAATGGAGAGATTGTAAAAGCTCTCATCAACGATGGTGCAAAACTGGGAGTATCTTCTAGAGGACTTGGTTCTTTAGAACAAAAAGGTGATGCACAATATGTTAAGAATGATTTTCAACTTGCAACTGCAGGTGATATAGTCGCAGACCCGTCTGCTCCTGAGGCATTTGTCGAAGGAATTATGGAAGGTGTTGAGTGGGTCTATCGGAATGGTATTCTTACACAACTTCAAGTAGAAGATATGCAGAAAGAATTAA